CTTTACATTCTTATGAATGGCACTGGCGTTGGTTTCTCTGTTGAATCAAAGTATGTAGAGCAATTGCCTATTGTTCCTGATGAAATGTTCACAACAGAAACAACTATTCAGGTTGCAGACTCAAAGCTTGGTTGGGCAAAAGCTCTCAAAGAACTGGTGCATCTTCTGTATGCTGGGCAAATTCCAAGCTGGGATGTATCAAAGGTTCGCCCTGCTGGCGCACCGCTCAAGACATTTGGCGGCCGTGCATCTGGCCCGCAGCCACTGACTGATCTATTCAAGTTTGTGGTTGCATCATTCAAGAAGGCTGCTGGTCGTCGTTTGACTACATTGGAGGCACATGATATCGTTTGTAAGATCGCTGAAATTGTGGTTGTCGGCGGCGTTCGTAGATCCGCGCTTATTTCTCTTTCTGACCTTAGTGATGATAGAATGCGCGTTGCAAAGTCTGGTGACTGGTGGAAAGAGAATGTCCAACGCGCTCTTGCTAACAACTCTTTCGTTGCTAAAGAGAAGCCTGATGTGGGCCTCTTCATGCGTGAGTGGCTTTCCCTCTATGAGTCGCGCTCTGGCGAACGCGGCATTTTTAGTAGAACTGCGTCTAAGAAGCAAGCAGAGAAGTTCGGACGCCGTGATCCTGAACACGATTTCGGCACCAACCCATGTTCTGAAATCATTCTCCGTTCACGCGAGTTCTGTAATCTTACAGAGGTGGTCGTCAGAGGAGATGATACACCCGAATCACTCAAGCGCAAGGTCAAACTCGCAACTATACTTGGTACATTCCAATCCACACTTACCAACTTCAAATACCTGAGCAAGAAGTGGTCTGAGAACTGTGCTGAAGAGCGTCTTCTTGGTGTGTCATTGACTGGTATCATGGACAATGAATACACAAACGGTCGTGCAACACAAGCTACAGGACTGTTTAATATTGGTGATATGTTGGAGGGTCTCCGTGAAGAAGCTGTTAAGACTAACAAGTTATGGGCTGCTAAACTTAATATTCCTATCTCCGCTGCTATCACTTGCGTCAAGCCTAGTGGAACGGTATCACAGCTTGTCGACTCTGCAAGTGGTATTCATGCTCGTCACTCTCCTTATTATATTAGAACTGTTCGTGCAGATAAGAAGGATCCTCTCGCAGTTATGATGAAGGACATGGGCTTCCCATGTGAAGATGATGTTATGAAGCCAGAGCATACATATGTGTTCTCGTTCCCGCAGAAATCTCCTGATCATGCTGTATTCCGCACTGATATGACTGCTATTGAACAGCTTGAACTATGGCTTGTTTATCAACGTCATTTCTGCGAACATAAGCCTTCTGTTACTATCTCTGTGAAGGAAGATGAGTGGCCAGAAGTTGGCGCATGGGTCTACAATCACTTTGATGAAATGTCAGGCGTTTCATTCCTGCCATTCTCTGATCACGTTTATCAGCAAGCTCCTTATCAGGACTGCACGAAGGAAGAATACGAAGCACTTGCAGCTAAGATGCCAAAAGATATTGATTGGACAATGTTAGCTAAGTATGAGAAGCGTGACAGCACCACTGGTTCTCAAGAACTCGCGTGTGTCGCTGGAGGATGCGAAATCTAAAGGAAACAAAAATGACAAAAGAAGTAGATAAGATAAAATGCAACTACTGTGAGTCATCATACAAAGTGCTTTACGACTATGAAGAAACACAGGGGCAGCCTCGTTTCTGCTCCTTCTGTGGTGAAGAATGTTTTGATGAAGATGAAGTAGAAGTGGAAAATGAAGATGAGTAAGATTTTGAAATGGTTCTTTACACCATATGAAGAAGATGATGTATCGCTGTATGTTCATAGTGGTGTTGGATACTCAGGTATAGACTTTGACTTATGGTATGCACAACCGGCAAGATTGAAACATTGTGGTGTTGGTTTTGGAGGTACGTATGACTGATTATGCAAAGGGCTTCAAGGACGGTTTTGCTGCTGGGCTTGAAGAAGGCAAGAAGCTTGTTGAAGATCGGTGGCGTAAAGAGCAGATCAAGAAGATTGAAGATGATCTTCATAAGTTGCCTAAACCGCAGCCGCGCCTTGATGATTATATATTTGGCGCAAAAGAGAAGTGTCCTAAGTGTGGTATAAGTCTAAGTGGTGTGATGGGATATGTTTGTTCATCACCAAACTGCCCAACATTTCCTCAAGTGACATGCGAAGTAGGTCGACCTTTGACAGGTGCCGTAGGTGCAGTGAATATCGATGCGCCGGCAGTTGATCTTGGTGGTTGGGACGGCAAAGGCTCAAGACACGGTTGGTATGATCATCACGGTAAGTGGCAACCTGATCGCGGAAGGTAACATACATACTCTAAAAGGGTATGATCATGTGGCTTTACAACGACAAAGAAATTGGTGATGACGATATCGAAGGCTATGTGTCCTTTGTGTATCGCATCACCAATCTAGAAAATGGAAAACAATATATTGGTAAAAAGAACTTCACGAAAGTCCGAAGCAAAAAAGTTAAAGGGCAAACGCGAAAGAAAAAAGTCAAAAGTGAAAGTGACTGGCGCGAATACTTTGGTTCAAACCTCACACTTCTTGGAGACGTTGAGAAACTGGGACGAGACAGATTCAAAAGAGAAATATTGAAACTCTGCAAGTCTAAAGGTACAGCGAACTATTGGGAAGCTTGGCATCAGATGAATGAGAACGTTTTGGAATCTGATGGGTACTACAATGACTGGATCATGGTCAAAGTCCACAGGTCGCACATCAAAGAGTAGCGACAATCTGTCATGCTGCATTGCACAACGTGAAATACTATATACTAGTGTATCACAACATGACTGAAAGGAGTCCTACCATGATTGCATGGGGAAGAGCATTTATAGCGGCTATGAGCGGATTTGGTGACTCAAGAGAGTCCGGATTGATTAGAATGTTTCGTACCGAGTATGGAAAAGAGTATCATTGGATGAAAAAGAACGGATATGAGATTAATGATAGCTTTGTGAGAACATTCTTAGAATTGAAAAAGCAGTCCTAAACAATACTAGAAGTTGTATTCTATGGTAAATGGCAGAAATTCAGTTTTCTGCCATTTTTTGTTTGACATTTATTTCCGTATCCAGTATATTCTCTTTGTAACAACGGAGATGCACATGTTTAACAAGATCATTCTCTTCATCAATGACAAGCTTGCTACTGCAACTCTCTATTCTATCTTTGAAAACGAGCGTCTTGCTCACGCACAAGCTGTAATCGCTTTGAAGTTGCAAACTGCGCTTCGTAAGCTCTTCAACATTGAATTCGACTACGAAAATAACGAATTCTACATCGAAAAGTGAAGAAAAGAGTTGACATTCTCTCCGTATCCTTTATAAATGTCTCTGTAACAACGAAAGAGGTTCTCGAATGTCTTACGTGATCTACAACACCGAAACGACTCGTCTCGCTGGAGGTTCCTTCAATTACAAAGTTTATCCGACAGAGCGTGGAGCCAAGATTGCTCTTGCTCGTCTTGATAACAAGTCTGACTTTGCTATCGCTGAAATCAATCACTTCTACGCAAACATTGAGAAGAAAGAAACGAAGCGCAACATGATGAGTGGAAAAGAATTCACTCAGGGTGTGAACACTCCTCTGTGCTGTGATCCGTCTTCTGAAACTTACTGGAGCATGTAATGTGGTTCTTGATCTACGTTATCGTGATGTGGATCATATTCATCATACTTCTAGAAGCGATAGAATAACTAATGGAACTTATGCACATGAAAAAGTATAGTGCGCGTCATGGTGGACCGTTTGATCGTGGTAGTGCTGACAGTTACTATCGACGTGGATATGAACCTCACTACTATGTGGGCAATACATATAGTACGCCTCGTGTAGATGCAGCAGATATGACTACTGAAGAACTTGCTGCATACAAAGCAGGTTATGATGAGAATGAAGCTGCTGGAAATTTCAAAGACTGGCGATAATAAAAAAATGGCACTTGTATATATCAAGACTTCATCTGATCGTAAAAAGCCGTCCGCTAAGACACTGCGTCTACGTGAGGAACGTAAAGAATATTTCAAGTCTGTACTCAAGGGTTCTGTTAAGGAACGCCCAATTAATTTGCCTGAGCCATTGCCGAAGCGAGAATTAGCACCACTGTCTAACTCTGTCGGCAATGGCTTCAAGCGGTCTGTTGAAGACTACAAGTGGAAGCGCGACCGTGAAGAGTCCGTTGCAACCATCAAAGAGATTGAACGTAAGAAAACTCGCGTTGCTCCAGCTTATAATAAGGGTGCTATTCAATACTTGACTGACGGAACTGATCCTGCTACAATTGGTCGTAAGATATAGAAAGGACAGAAAATGAAGTATCGGATCTTTCTTGTGGAATCTGAACGCGGTTGGGGCCAAGAGTATTGGCATGAGGATTACGATACATATCAGGAAGCCAAGTCGCGTATTCAAAAGGTGAACTCTGCTAATAAAGCAGGACCTGCTCCTGATTGGTATATGCAAGCTGAAGATAGGATTGAGTGTGTAGAATGACCAAGGTTATCGTTTTTGACATTGATGGCACTCTTGCGAACATTGAGCATCGGCGTGCCTTTGTCGCAACGAAGCCAAAGAACTGGAAAGCTTTCAATGCTGGTATCGTGAATGATACTCCGCATGAGGACATTGTACATCTTTCTACTATGCTTGTAGCCGCTGGTAATACTCTGCTTCTTTGCTCAGGTCGTAGCGAAGATCAGCGGCGGGAAACT